GCGTAATGTCTAAACTCATTGACGTTGCGGTTTCGCACTTCAGTAATAGAGAGATTAGAGAGTTATACGTTCCTGAGTGGGGTGTAACTCTCTATTCCAAAAATCTATCACTGGATGATAAAGCTCGATGGATGCGTCGATCAGATGACGATACTACCAACTACTTGGTGTATGCGGTCATCTACGGCGTGACGGATGAGAAGGGTGAAGCTGTCTTCGACGTAGGGGACAAGGTCAAGCTTAGAAACCATGTGGATCCTGATGTTTTATCGCGTGTCGCTAACTTCGTATTGGAGTCTAGCGCCTCTAACGAAGAGGAACGCGAAAAAAACTAATAGATGGCCAAGGAGAGCTAACTGAGCTTTACATGATGTATCAGCTTGCAGAGCACCTTGGTCAACCACTCTCAACAATTCTGAGCATGACCGTCGATGAATTTAGTCATTGGTTCACGTATCTTAAGATCAAGAACCAAAAGATAAAGGAAAGCTCAGATGGCAAATGAAGTCGTAACAGTTGCGCGGTTATCCGCGAGAGATGACACGACACGCGCTTTCCGAAGCGTTCAAAACAATATGCAGGCTACGCGCAAGCAAAGCCAAGCGTTGAATCAGCAGTTCCGCTTTATGCGCGGTGGCATGGGACAAGTTGGTCACCAGGTTCAGGATATTGCTGTACAGCTCCAGATGGGAACCAATGCAATGATCGTATTCGGTCAGCAGGGTTCTCAGATTGCGTCTCTATTCGGCCCGCAGGGGGCCATGATTGGTGCTGTGCTTGCCGTTGGTGCGGCGATAGCTGTGGCATTTTCTAGAGATGCAAAGAAAGGAGAGGATGCTTTAAAGGATCTCACAGAGCGAACGAAAGAGTTTGCAAGTGAAATGCAGGAGCTTTCAGAAACCACGCGATTATTTCTTGTGCAAGATGCCTCGAAACGATTTAGCGATCTGCTTGAGTCAACTGGCGGGGCAACTCAAAAGCTGAAAGAAAATAGGGCGGAGCAACAAAAACTTAACGATATTATTGCTGTCCATAATAATCGTCAAAGAGATTTAAATACTGTAATTGAGGCTGGTAAAAAAACCAAAAGTGAGGCAACAGAGGAGCTGCAAGAGCTTCAAAAAGAAGAGGTTATATTAGCTCGCACGGAAGAGGACCTGCGGCAACAATTTAAAAAGACGCGCACTGAGTTAACTCTGCTGAAGGCAGGCAGAAATCCTTATATAGAAGTCGAAGACGGCCTAACAAGCGTTAGAAAAGAGCATAAACAGTTCTTAGATCAACTTATTTTCCAAAATGAGATCTTTGGTAAGGGAGATATAGATCAATTTATTGCTGGTTTAGAGCAGCAGTTAAATTCAATGGAAGGCTTAAACGCCGAAGAAAAAGAGCAGATAGAAACACAAATTGCTCTAGCGAGAAGTATACGCGAGAGTGCTGCGGCTAGAGAGGCATCTGAAGACGCCGCAGATAGAGAGTTTTCATCGTTTCTACAGCATCAAGAGGCTCTAGATAGAGAGACTGATGCACTCGAGAAAAACAGGATTGCTAGAGAGAGAAAGTCCTTATTAACCGAAGAGGAAGCCCAAGCGGAATCCTTTACTAGGCGCAGAGAGCTTATCGACAAGGCGCTTAAGAAAGAGGGCGCCGATAAGACCATGTTGGCGATGCTCAGTATGAGACTCGCACAAGAAGAGGCAGAGTTTAGAGAGCAGGTTGAGCGTAGGAAAATGAATGCTCATGACTTGTTTATTGATACCGCTATCTCTGGCTTAGAGAGATTCAAAGAGGCGCTTGGTGATAATGATAAGCAGGCGTTAGAGCTCGCAGAGCGAATTGATAGATTGGCAGACAACTCAATGCAGGCGTTTACCGACAGCTTCTATGACGCTATTGCTGGAGCTGAGAGTTTCAGAGATGCATTCAAGGATATGGCTCGATCTATTGTCGAAGATCTATCGAAGATGCTTATTCAGTACTACATTACTCAGCAGATCTTTGGTGCCATTACTAGTATGTTCCCTGGAGGTGGCACTACGACATCCTCTGGCGGCGGCGGTACTGGTAATTTTGCGGGCACATTCGAGGGTGGCGGCTTTACTGGCTACGGCGCCAGGTCTGGCGGAATAGACGGTAAGGGTGGCTTCCCTGCAATACTGCACCCTAATGAAACTGTGCTCGATCACACTAAGGGACAAGGTCAAGGCGTTACTATCGTGCAAAACATCAATGTCACTACAGGCGTTCAACAGACTGTAAGAGCAGAGATCGCAAACCTTCTTCCACAGATAAGCAATGCGGCGAAGTCTGCCGTGGCGGATGCTAGAATGAGAGGCGGCGGCTTCAGTAAGGCAATGGTAGGTTCATAATGGCGGCTTTCCCTGACATCGGTTTTACCTCGGCTATAAGTTCATCGCCATTTACATACGATCAGCAGGTTTATCAGCACCAAGGTGTTTGCTGGGAGGCAGAAGTAACTCTCCCACCATTGAAGCGTAGCGATGCAAAAGCCGTTGAAGCATTCTTTGCTGCATTGCGTGGTCAGGGCGGGACCTTCACTATGGGCAACCCTTTGCACACCGTAGCGAATGAGACGGGGAGTTACATAACATCTGGCACTAAAGGAGCAACTACGGTGACAGGAACCGTAAGCTCTGCTGTAGAGGTGGGCGACTATTTTGAGATTGGTGGTGCTCTTTATATTCTGACAGCAGAAAACGCATCTACTCTTGAGATAATGCCTCCTTTGCGTACAGCCATATCAGCATCCACTACATTAGATTTTACTTTGCCAAAAGGTACGTGGCGCCTCACCTCTAATGAGATCGACTGGAACATTAATCGCGCTGGTCTTTATGGCTTTACCTTTGCTTGTGTGGAGGCCATCTAATGGCTCGATCTCTTGAGTCTGGAATGTCAACGGCAGTTGCTGCCGATCTTGTTAGACCTATATTCCTCTGTCAGCTTGCATTTCCTAGTGGCAACGTAAACCTATGGTCGGGCATTGGTGACCTTACAGTCGACAGCGTTGATTACGTGGGTGCGGGTACTTTGCTTGGAGTGAGCGACATATCAGAATCGTCTGATGTCCAAGCTAACGGTATTCGTGTCAGCCTTTCTGGCATTGCCAGCCCTATCATCACTAAGGCGCGTGATGAGGATTATCAGGGCCGTGAGCTAAAGATCTTGCTTGGCGCTATGGATTCTAGCAACAGCGTTATTGATGACCCTGTCGTCGTATTCAGTGGCTTCATGGATACCATGACGATCAATGATGCGGGTGAAACGGCGATTATTTCTGTTACAGCAGAGAATCGGTTGATTGAGTTTGAGAAGACTCGTGTACGTCGTTATACGGCTGAAGATCAGAAGATAGAGTACCCTAATGATAAGGGATTAGAGTTCGTTGCAGAAATGGCGGAGAAAGAAATTATTTGGGGTAGAAATGCCGTGGGCACTGGTAGTAGCGGCAGAAATCCAGCAGACCCTGCGAACCCACCTGCCTTGCCATGAAATATGCTCACGAGTCGTACACAAACATCAAGGACGAGATCAAGCCGCTACTAGAGCAACACTACGCGGAGATAGCTCTAGACCAAGATGTCATTAAGCTAAACCCTGATTGGAATGCTTATGCGCAGTATGACGCTATGCATGCCCTGCGCTGTTACACGGCACGTAATGACGACGGTGAGCTTGTCGGTTACTTTGTGTTACTAGTAAGCACAAGCCTTCATTACAAAGATCATTTGTTCGCTAGTAACGACGTTATTTTTCTGCGCAAAGACGCAAGGAAGGGCCTTACTGGCGTAAAATTAATTAAGTACGCGGTGAAGTGCTTGACGCGTGAAGGCGTCACCCGAATCAACATAAATACGAAAACGCATCAGCCTTTTGATGTCATTGTTGAGAGGCTAGGCTTTGAGTTCATAGAGCGCGTTTATTCGATAGTGCTGAGGTAAGACATGGCAGTAACGATAATTGGAGGAATAAGTGCGGCTATTGGCGCTGCTGGTGCTGCGGGTGCGTTAACAGGCTTCGGCGCGTTCTTCGGCTTTTTAGGTACTACTGCTGGAATAACTGCTTTCGCTATTGGCGCAGGTCTGTCCCTCGTCTCTCGTGCGTTGGCACCTCCACAAGAGATCCCGCTGGTTCTCGTAAGCTTGTTTATGGGCAGATGCGCGTTGGTGGTCAGGTAGTTTTCATTACTAACTCAGGAACTGAAAACGAGTATTTGCACCTTGTCATTGCGTTTGCGTCACATGAAATTGAGTCGTTTGAAGAGTTTTGGTTTAACGATAAGCAGGCTTACGTTAACGGCGAAGTTACTTCTAACTGGACTGGCGTAGTAACGATCACACAGTTCGATGGGACACAGACGACCGCAGATAACACATTGACTGAGGTATCAAACAAGTGGACCACTAGTCATATTTTGAATGACATTGCTTATGCTCATTTCAAGCTTAAGTGGGATCAAGACAAGTTCCCTCAGGGTGTCCCTAATATTACCGCAGTGATTAAAGGTAAGAAGGTTTACGACCCTCGTGACACGAACCAAAGCGCCACTGACTCCAGCACATGGACGTTCAGCCAAAACCCAGCTCTATGCTTGAGAGACTACCTTGTCGACGGGAAATACGGACTAGGAGAGGACCGTCTTCTTATTGACTCTACCTCGCTTACTAATGCGGCCAACTTGTGTGATGAGACGCAAGAGTCAGGATCAAATATTTACTCTAATTCTGCTAAACGCTATGAGCTCAATGGCGTAATCGATACAGGCAATAATATTAAAGACAACATTGAGCAGATGCTGTCTGCCATGGGCGGTAAGTTTGCTTTTTCGGGCGGCAAGTATTTTATTGATGGTGCCGAATATCGTACGCCTACGATCACGCTCGATGAGTCGGTCACTATCAGTGAGATTCAGGTCCAAACTAAGCAGTCCCGTAGAGGCATCTACAATGGCGTTAAGGGCATCTTTGTATCTGAGGAAAAGAACTACAAGGTTCTAGATTATCCCGCTCAAATAAGCTCTACGTATGCCACAGAGGATGGCGATCCTATCTACTTGGATATGCCTCTGCCATTTGTAACGAGCAATTTGCAGGCCCAGTTGTTGGCTAAGTTGGCGCTGCTTAAGTCACGACAGCAAACCACGCTGACTATGACCGTCAACCTGACAGGTCTGAAGCTTAAGGTTGGTGACACCGTAATGGTCACTAACACTCGACTTGGCTACAGTTCTAAGGTGTTCGAGATCATCGACTATACATTAGCGAATACTCCAGGCGGAGAGTTCGGTGTTCAGTTGACGTTGATTGAGACTGCATCTGCGATATATGACTGGACCTCTAGTGACGAGGAGGACTTTCTATCGGGCGGTGAGCTGGACTTATACGACGGTCGCACGGTCGCTAATGTCGGCACCATAACTCATACCCCTATTGGCCTTAAGGGGCCAGACGGCAGGCTGATTACCTCTGTTGATCTATCCTGGCCTGTCTTATCAGACGCATTTGTTGAGTTCTACATTGTTACATATGAGAAAGACGAAGATGGCAATGTCTTTGAGTTCCAAACGAGAGAAAACAGACTACGCATTGCAGAGCTGACGATTGGCTCTGAGTACGACTTTACCGTTAAAGCACAAAACCTAATCGGCGTTAGAAGCACAGGAGAAGCACAGGCACGACCTTAAACGTCGCAAGCCTAGCAGGTGACACAACCGCTCCAGCAGTACCGACAAGCACAAGCGCGACAGGTGGCGTTAGGCAGATAACAGCAGAGTGGACGAACCCAACAGACGACGATTTCAAGCACGTTGAGGTTTACATTGCCGACAGTGATAGCATCCCTGGATCGCCTCACGGTGTCGTAAACGGCGAGGAGTTTGTCTATACGCTGGCAAGCGATGAGACCAGTGCGACGACTAAATACTTTTGGCTGAAGTCTGTCGATTACACGGGCAACAAGTCAGC